GACTCGTCATACCGAGCAATGGGGGAACGCTTGTTGAGGCGCTTGATGTCTCCGAGCGCCGTCTGCGACATGCGCAGGGTCACAGGAGAGAGGTCGCGCCCGTAGCGTTGGGCGAGTTCCACCACCAGACCGAGGCGCATCGCGCGGTAGTAGCCCTGCGGGAATGACAGCGTGGTCGTCAACGTCGCGGGACCGGTCAGCAGTTGGTTGGTGGAGAGAGTGAACGGCAGTGCCGTGTTGGGCACGGGCCAGAAGCTCATCGTGCCCAAGGGATAGGCCGGATTGAATAGCACCACCTGCGGGAGAATGCCCGGCTGGCTCTTGATCGGCAGCAGGTTGTAGGTGTCTTGGTCGATCTGGACGATCTCGAAATCCACGTTGTTGTAGCGGACGTACATCGAGATCAGGGAGACGGGACGAGTGCCGTTGAAGTTCCCGCCAGGCCCAATCGTGTAGGTCGCCTGCCCCGGAACAAAGTTGAACGTGGCGTCGTAGGTAGAGAAGATGGTCAGGTTTTGGGTAGACCACCCGTCGAGCATCTGATTCAGAGCGGACAGCCCTGTTTGTGCGTCGTTGTCGCTGGGAGTCTCGCCAACTGCGACCACGCCCAATTCCTCAAGCGCGTCAGTGATGAGATCAAGGGCTGTTGACATTCAGCGATTCCAAAAAAGAGGGGGAGCCGAAGCCCCCCCGAGTGATGGCGGTTGTTGCCGACTTACATCGTCTGGTTTTCGCCGCCTTGCAGGAGCAGCATCCAGTCAATCGCCACCGCAGCGGTGGCACCGGCGTTCAGGGTGAACGTGACGGAACCAGCGGCCGGGGTGATGCGGGTGATGCTGGTCGCAGTGCCGTCAGCCGCAGCGTTGGACAGGTACGCCGAGAACTTCGACGCAGCCGTGAACAACGGATTGGAGACGACGACCGAAGTACCGGCAGCAGCGATGCCGACGCGGCCAGCCACCATCGAGGTGGAGACAGCGCCCGGGGTGACCGGGCCGGCAGAGGTGGTGGCGAGACCTTGAGCGATCAGGGCCGATTCGGTGGCGTCCTGGAGCTGGCAGATCGTGCCGGGGAGGTAGCCCGCGTAACCGCGAGCGCTAGAGAGGAGAATCATGGTGAAACCTCGTGAAAGTTGGAAGGGGGCCGAAGCCCCCGTGAATCAGGCGACGATTTTGCACGCAAGCTCTGGATAGGGGGCCGCCCACCCAAAGAGCACGTCAAGACGCATGCCGTTGTAGTCGTTGATCGGGTCGTAGTACTTGGTCACCTTGACCGACAGACCTTGATCCGAAGCGACCGACACGTCCACACCGCCGGAGGCCATCGGGGCGTCCATCGGAACCATCGCCAGCGTGAAGGCGTCGCGGTGGTACGCGACGTTGCAGGCGTAGGAAGCCGAAGCGGCGCCGAGGATGACGTACGGCGATCCCGTGGTCGGCGAGGCGGTGACGTTCTGGAAGGCACCAGAGGTCACGATGGCCGGGCTGATGGGGATCGAGGTTGCGCCGACGAGAACGTCAGCCGTCACCACGAACTGCATCAGCGCACCAGTGGACACGCGCGACTGCGGGTTGACGGCGTTCACGCCCGGGAGCGTGATGACCGAGCCCTTGGTCAGCGTGCCGCCCGCGACAGCCACCACCGTGACGGACGCGCCGGTCTGGTTCGCGCCGTTGATGTTGGTGGCAGTGGCCGCGCCGTTGACGTGCGTGGCGATGTTCTGGTCCATCGCAACGGTCAGACCCAGCGAGTCCACGAACAGACCCGAGCCGTACTGCTTGGAGATCGTCGGGGCGCTGTTGAACAGACCCGCCAGACCTTGCACCAGACCCGCATTCATCGCCGGATTCAGGATGAACGCGCGTTGCTTGTCACGCGGCGCGCCCATTTCGTCCAGACGCTGGTTCGCTTGCGTGATCGCCGCGAGGGCGAGCGCTTGCGTGTTCGGGACCGTGCCGACAGTGCCGATGGCGTTGAAAGCGGTCAGGCGGGCCATGTCTGCGCCCTGCCGGTCGATTTCGTTGGCGACCGTGGCGACAGCGGCTTGGATCTTCTGTTCCAGCTGCTGGATCGACACCGCGCGCTCCAGGCCGGTGAAGCCCAGATCGGTGCCGCCTTGCGAGAGGGTCAGCGGGATGGTGGTCTCGGTCGTGGCCTGCGGCACCGAGACGCGACCCGAGCGGTACGTGTACCGAGGCGGCTTCTTGATGTTGATGGTTTGACCGGGCGAGTAGCCGCGCGATTGGTTTCCGGTGAATTCGGCCTCGAAGTCGCGGTTCACGTTGGCAGCGAAGCCAAGCATGTTCTTCAGCACGGCGAGGGATTCCTTCGCAACGATGCTGCAAGTGACGAGAGTGTTTGACACAGTATGTACCTCAGAGAGAGTCGGTTTGGATTACCGAGCCCAACGAGCGCCCTGCTTGCCCCGCGCAGCCTCGTACTCGGCCTGGCTCATGTCAGCCAGTGCCTTTGACGCGGCGTTTGCGGTGCCTTTGATGGGCGCGATGGGCTCGGATGCTTTGGAAAGGGGCTTCGGGCGTGCAGGCGGGTTCATCTGCGCTTCGATGCGTGCGACCTTCCTGCCGAGTGCCGTGGGGCTCAAGCCTTGAAGCTCTGCCGCAGCGTCGGGATTGGTGCCCAGGTAGTGGATGAGCGCAGCGGGATCGTCGGCATCGAGGATTGCTTCACCCAGCAGAGTCGGTAGACCCTTCTTGGTGAACAGATCGCCCGCTTCTTCACGCAGCACGCTGAGTGCATCTGCGAAGTCGGGGAACGTCTTCTTGCCTTGTTCCGCTACCGAATTGGCCTTCTCGGTGACCCGCTCAACCGTTGCGATTTCTCGCGCGAGTTGATAGGGATCGACAGGCTTGTCTTCGGCTTGCTCTTGGGGGCTGATTCGCGCGACTTGCTCGCGCAGAGCCTCCAATTCCATGTGGAGCTTGCCCTGTGTCCGGTCACGCTTGGTGAGCGTGCGGCGCAGGCGTTCCAATTCCTTCTGCTCGGGCGTCTTCTCCGCCTTTGCCTCATCCGTAGGATTGCTCTCTTGAGCCTCGCCTTCGGTCGAGCCCGGTTCCACGACTGCCGGTTGTTCGGTGGATTCCACTGCGGTGTTTTGAGTCTCGGCAGCGGGCGCGACTTGGGTTTCTTCGGTCATTGCTTCTCAGCGTCAATGCGTCTACTGCCGCAAGGTGCAGACCCTTTCGGGCATGAAAAAAGCCCCTCGGAAGGGGCTTCGGTGGGTGAATCGGTGACTCAGGCGTGTGCGAGCATTGCTGCGACAAACGCAACATCCAAATCAATCAAATCCTGCTCGGCCGCAGCTTGTTCTGCCTGCGCTTCGGAAACCATCGACTCTAGATGCGCGCGTGTGAGTTGCAACTGCGCGTTGAGCGATGCCGCCTCTGCCTCTAATGCAACATCCTGCGCATCTGCCCGGCGTTCTGCCCTCTTGAGCGATGCGATCTGTGCATGCGTCGTCGCCTTTTTAGCCTCAGCCGCCGCGATTCTTGCCCGCTGTTGCGCGACATATTCAGCCGCTGCAACAGCCTGCGGATCGACAATCGTGCCTTCTGCGATGCGCCGCAGCCGTTTCTGCGTTTCAGTCTCGCCGCGCCAAAGTTTCGGCAAGAATCCAGGCGTTGATAGCCTGACTTCCCCTGCGCCGGTATCTAGCAGCGCCTGAAGTACGTCTGCGCCCTCTTGCAAGGTCGCCGAGAAATCAACCGATCCGACGACATCGACCGCCGCTGAGAGGACATCCGACCCATCAGTGATTGCGGCAGACAGATCAACCGCCGGCCCGACTGACGCATTGAGCGTATCCGCGCTATCGGTCGTTGCACTCGACGCATCGACCCGAGGCCCAACAGCCCCCGCGAGAACATCAGCCCCGTCTGTCGTTGCGCTGGAAACACTGATCGCGCCCGACCCTGTATCTACAGCAGCCGCTAGGACATCTGCGCCGTCCGTAGTCGCCGAGCTAACGCCAACCAAAGTCGACACAGCGCCCGCCAGCACATCGGCACCGTCCGTCGTCGCAGAGCTTGCGCCAACGACTGCACTAACCTGCGCCGCAAGTACGTCTGCGCCGTCTGTCGTCGCGCTCGATGCGGCAACAACAACAGAGACGCTAGACGCCAGCACATCAGCGCCGTCAGTAGTCGCAGAGCTAGCCGCAACGATGACAGAAACATTCGCCGCAAGGGTATCTGCCCCTTCCGTAACCGCGACAGAGAACGCAACAACCGGCCCGACATTCCCCGCTAGAACATCAGCGCCGTCCGTTGTTGCGCTGGATACGCTGATTGTTGCCGCGCCGCCGGCCGCGAGCAGCAGGGACATGGCTAATAACTGCTAACTTCTGCCCATGACATTTCGACGGTCAGATTCGCCGTACCCGCTGCGCCGAAAACAACCGTTGGACCACGGACGATGAGCCCTTCGTTCTGTGCGAAGACAATCGGGTGATTGCCGTCACCAGCACCGATGTCCATTTCGGTAACGTACAAATTCGCATTTGGCGTCGTGATCGTCTGCTGCGTGTTCAGTTCTAGGATCGGGTTCGCATCAAGCGTGCGCGTGCCCGCCGTCAGGCCAGCGGCCAGCGCAGAAAACCGCGCGTCAGTCACGAGCGTTGAGCCCATGCTAGTGCGCTTCTTCAAGTTGTTGCCGGTCGCCGTGAGCGCAGTGCCCGCCGAATCGGAAACCGTGAACGACCGCGCAAGGAACACTTGAAACACCGGCATGATCGTCGCCGTCGCGGCGGCGGTCTGCATGCACGAGATCTTCAGCTTCGTGATTACGCACAGTCGCGTCGCATCGCCCCAGCGCCACGAGAACAGCGTGCCGTTGACTGCCTGGGTGGCGACGAGGCCGATGGTTTGTGACAGGCGATAGTGCCCGAGCGCACCGTAGTCTAGCGGCCGAGGCGTCATCCGAATCGCGCGGAAGGTGGTGCCGTCTACTTCAGCGACCGTGCCGCCGTTGCCTTGAATTTGCAGTGCCATATCAGTTCCAAACCCACCCGATATTCCATTTGCCGTAGATAAGCGTCCCCTGCCCGCCGATGCTGTTAGCCATCGCGCCGTAAGAAGAGGTCGCTGCGGTACGGTTTGGATTAATCGCCGGGGCGGTTAGTGGTTCGTTGATTTGAGAAGTGTTGATGCCGTAGATCGTGAAACCAACGCCCGCTTGCACGTTCCCCGCCATGACCTTAAGCGACTCGACGAGATGCTCATCCGCAGAGTGATCCGCAGTCGCCGCCGGGAACAACCAGCACTCCACAAGACTACCAGCGCCAATCCCCGCCGAGGCCACCGCAAGCGACGCGTCCGAGCCGCCGGGGAATGCGCCGAAATCTAGCAGTGCCGTGCCTTGCGTGCTCATTTACACACCGAATGCAGTCACCGTGAGCGAGGTGAAGTTGCAAGTCTGCCCTGAGTTAATCGAGGTGTTCGTAAGGATCATGTCAGCCCCCGACGTTCCGCATGTACCCTGCACTACAGCGTTCGTCGTCGTCGCCGCGCTCGGATAGATGCGGAAATAACCCGCCGTTCCGGTGTTTGCCGCCGTTGCGCTCGCAACCGCCGATGCCGTCAGCACCTGAGCCGCCGCAGTGCCGAAACCGCCCGCGTTACCCGCGAACGTCACAAGCACCGTGCCAGTGTCAGCCGTGCCGCAGTTGGCCGGAGCGGAGCCGGTAAAAATCTTGATGACCGCGCTAGAACCGATGTCGGTGTTAAGCGTACTCATCGCATTGGTGCGGTGAGTGAGGGAATATTGAATCGCCATTACTCAGCCTCGGGCATGTGGGGTTCTTCTGTGATGTCGCCCTGATAGACGGCACCGGACGGAGCCTGAATCGTCATCTTCTTTTTACGCGGCGGGTTAAGCGCATGGATCAACTGCGCGAGAAGTTGCGGCGATTGATCTTCCTTCGGCTCAGGCGGGGATGTCTTAGCTTCCGGCTCTTTCTCTGCCGCCTCAACGAACGGTTCCGCCGGCTGCATCTGGATCAGCAACTGAGCGACCATGCCCTTGATCTCTTCCACGTCGCGCGCCTTGTCAGCATTGATGTGCGCGACTTCAATCGCGGTATTCGCCGTGATCTGCTGCTTCTCCAGGCCTGCTTTGTGTTCCTGCTCAAGCTGCATGTGCTCCGAGTGCGCCGTTTCCAGCGCCTGCGAGAGTTGCTGCACCGCGCCATGCAGTTGCTGGATCTGCGCCTTGGCCTGCGGCGGGATCGGGGCTT